TTTTATAATAGCTGGAACTGTATCTGTAATTTGTGTTCCATTATCGAATTTTGCAGATAAAGTTGTACTATAAGTTCCACCATTTACTTTCCATTCAAAAGTTAAAACACTATCTGATGGTGCATTTCCATATAAAATAATAATGGGATAGACCTCACCGCTTGTTAAACTTTTTGTACCCTCTGCGGTTTGTGCGCCATGCCACCCCCTATTATTAACAACTAATTTGCTATCTTTGTTTCCTTGTATTTCTATAAATAAATTATTTACTGTTTGATCAGCATCACCAATATAAACTACTGAACCATCATCTGAATATGTTTTAAAATAATATGTATTTGTACTTGCTGGTGTAAAATAACCAAAATATCTCCTAGAGTTATTTGGACTTGTTGTTACTGAACTTATACTTGTAACTGTGTCTGTTGATGATGGATATTTATCTATAAAAAAATTTGGGTCATCATCATAATAACCTGAATAAAGTTCATGGATTAATCCAGGTATAGAAGATACGCTAACAGTTCTCGGTACTATTAATGTATCGGCATCATTAGCGGCAGTTTGAAAAGAAGTAAAATTTGTTTCAAAAGCACTATCAGGTAATCCTTTTCCATATCTGGAATTTCTTAAATAATCCAGTAATACTAAAGCAGAGTTCGGTGTGTATTTTGTGTTTGTATCTCTTGGGTCATAAACTTTTTTTCCTTTTAATGTAACTTTAATTTGTGGAATTGAACTAAAAATATCTTGATGCCATTTAAACCTAAAAGATAAATAACAGATTCCTGACAATTTATGTGCCGAAGTCCAATTAGGTGATGCTGATAAAATTGAAGATACACTTTGTCCATCTGTTCCATAAAATGCTTGTATCTGAATATGTGAAACACTATCTTTATAAAAATTTGCATCACCACCAGAAACTTCTCTTACTGTTCCATCTGTTAAATCTCCATCAAAAAAAACTAATTTATCATCTACAAATATTTGTTGGATTTCTTCAATCTCTCCTTCGCAAACAATACCCGCCATGTATAAATATTCATTATCAGTTCCAGAACTTTCTAAAAAAACTCGTGTAATTCCTACTTGTCTTCTACCATAAACTATCGGGATTTGTGCATTGTTGGATTGTTTATTAATTAAAACACCTTTGGCTTCTTCTGGTGTATCAAAATCAGGAGTATCAGCTACTGGAATTAACCAACCAATAAAACCTGAAACAACCTCAACTATCGAATCAATTATACCACCCATTAATGATAACTCCTTTTAAACTTCTGACCTACTCTATAAATATCACTATCAACTCTTAACCAATTTATAGATTGATTTACTTTTAATTTCTTTTTAAAATAATGATAAACCCAGCGCATCATATTAAATGTATTTTTTGTAGATACAATTTCAATTACCCAAGTATTATTTCCTGATTTCCATTCATAAGTTTTTATTTTACCTGTGTGTTTAAATCTTTTTTCTACTAGATCATGGATATGCGCCCAATTAACAAAACCAACTAATTCGTTATTGTCATAAAATTTTTTAAATTGATTTAGTTTAATTGATGGTTGTAGATAATATTGTAATTGATTATCTGGTTTATTTTTAAAACGATCAAATTTTTTAAATAGATTAATTACATCTTGCATTATGCTCTACCCCATTTAATATCGCCAACAGTTTGTGAAGCATATTCAAAACCTAAATCAGTAGAGAAATGTATTTGTTGTGAATTAGTATTTGTTTTTCTTCCCTCAATTTTATTAAAATCCGACCAATGAGAAGTAACAAGAATATTAACATTAGATTGATTAATAGATTCATCAATACTAAAAGATTCAATTCTGCCTTTAAATAATAAAAATGGGTCTGCTATTACACTTTCGTTGCTATCTAAAAATCCTTTATAAACTTCCGCCTCTTTTTCCATATAAGCATTAGATAAAAATAAGGAAATAATTGTTTGATCTGCTCCTGTAAAAGATATTTTAATATTGCTAACTTCTATTTCAGAAGATTCCCTAACACTTGAAAGGCTTGTAAATAATGATGATGCTGAATAAGTATTAGAATCGTAAGTTATATCTTTGTAGTGATCTGTAAATCTATGTCCTGAAGAAACATTAATATAAACAAGAGTAATTGGTTTTAAATTATCTGTTGCTAATTCTGTCTTTACTGCGTTGGATAAGCTTCTCGTCATAAATCTCGTATGTTGTTCTGTTTATTTTCTCACTATTATTTACCATAACATAACTAAAAGTTCCATCTGGGATTTGATTTTTTTTTAAATCATTTTTCAATATATTTATTTCAGATTCATCTACTACTTTTTCAGCAATAACATCAACATTTACCCAATGTCTTATCAGGTATTTAGACATTAAAGGGCTTCTTCTAAATCTATTTGATATTTATATAAATCGTTAGTTATTATAGAATATTCTTGAACATCATTAGTAAGTCTAACAGTAAAAGCAACATCATCATAAATTAATGCCACATCATTTGCTACATCTGCTCTTAATGGTGGTTCAAAAGTTAATGTTCCATCACCACTTCCATCTGAATCTAAATCTGCTACCGCCATATATACTTTGTCCGCACCTGTGTATCTAAAGTAATCCCCAGCTTTTAATATTCCACTTGTGCTAACTGTCATTCCATCTATGGCGCAAGTTGTAACACCAGCAGAAATAGCACCATCAACACTTATTGTTCCTGTAGCTGAACCTTGCGCATCTGAAACAATAGGTGGAATAACTGTAAAAGTATTTAATCTTGCTCTTTGTTTCATTAAAAATGCTGTAACTGGTGCGAAAGTTGCTCTGTTCATTGGTGGATAATCTAAAGTTATGGCAAATTTTTGTCCATCTATTTGTCTGGTTTGAACTCTACCTGATGTTGTTGTTGATATTAAAGTATGTTGTTGTGAATTTATTGTTGCGCTATTTGCTTCTGGTGTTGTTGGTAATTGTCCACTCATACTAAAGCCTCTCTTCCTTTTTCATTTAAAGCAGAATTAATTACATTAACAATGGTTGCTCTGTTATCAATTAATAATTTTCTTACTCCTGTTACATCTGTTGCATTAATAGAAAAATTTATATTAGTTGTTCCTGTATCTGTGCCTCTAGCATTTTGAGTTATTTGACCTGTTGTGTTTGGTATAAATAATTCTGGCCCTCTCTCACCAACTAAAACTGATTTCCCTTTTGATACTGCTCCACCTTGTTCATGGCTTTTCACAGAAGATAAAATATTTGATAATGCAACAGTTGATATTAAAGCTTGAGATGCTGGGATAGCATTTGATCCAAATGAAGCAAGTGAAGCTAAAGCGGCTGGTGTAGCCCAAGCGGCAGATAAAACTGCGGCACTAGCAACTCCTGATGCAACAGAAGCGGCTTGTAATTTTTTACCAATCATTGCGTTTACTACCATATTAACTCCAACTTGGACTAAAGATGATATTAATTGTGCTAATATATTTCTTGCAATATTTCCAAATGTATCTTTAAAAGATTTACCAAAAACTACTGCTTGTGCAACTGCATCACCTATACCTTTAGTTACTGATTGTAATGAATTAAAAAATATATCTGCAACTTCTCTACCAACATTAAAGTTTTCAAAAAATTCTCTATAATTTTCTTTAAGATTTTCTAATGCAGAACCTTCTTCTCTAATTTTTTCAATTCTATTTGCTTCAACTTGCTCCATTGCTTCTTTTTCTAATTGATGAAATTCTAATCTCTTTTTATTTTTTTCTGTTAAAAGAAATAATTCTAGTTTTTCAGCCTTCTCCATTGCCTCTTTTTCTAATCTAAGAAATTCTGACTTTTTTTTATTGTTAGCTGTTATAAGAAAATTTTGTAGTTTTAATTGTTTTTCTTTAGCTTTTGCAATAATTTTTTCAATTTCTGCAATATCAAACAATTCTTTTTTGGTAAATTGAGAAGCATCAAATCCACCACCTGTAAATATTCTTTTTGATTCTTTGTATGCCTTATGATTTGCTTCAATTTTTTCTGCAATAGAATCTAATTGTTTTCCTAAAAGGAAATAAGCAGCAGTACCTGCGGCAGCAGCGGCAGCGGCTAAACCAATTCCAACTGGGCCAGTTAATGCAGCGATTGCTGACATACCAGAAACAACTGGTATCAATGCTCTACCTATATTTAAAAACAATTTAGCAAGTTTATATGAAATAATTATTTTAAATGTTTCTTTTACTAAGTTTGAATACTCTGCAATTAATTTAATTGATTGAGCTACTTTTTCAACTGCTAATGCTAAAGTAGTTCCTACTCCTACACCTATCTTTTCAATTAATTCAGCATTTTGTGCTAATGCTACATCAAGTTCGCCAAATTGTTTTTTAAGACCCTCAAAGAAACCAGCTTCTAATATTGTTCTTTTAAAATTAAAAAATTTATCTCCTATCATTGATAAAGTACCCTCAAATGTATTTGCTAATTCATCTGTAGCACCACCAAATTTTCCACCTTTACCAAATATTTTTTTAAATGCTTCTGCTGTTTCTTCAACTGATACAGTTGCACCAGCTTTAAAGCCTAACATAGATTTAACTCCTCTATCTCTAAATAAATCTGCGGCACTAATACCAGCACTCATTGATCTTTGTATTTGCTCTGCTGTTGTTCTAAAATCTAATCCTGTAACTGCGGCAACATTACCTGTAATTTCCATTAATTCTGCTAACTCTTTAGCATCTTTAGATACTACTGATAAAACACCTGAACCAGATTGTA